CGTCAACCCCCCCTGACGGCGCTGGCGCGCCGTACGGGGGGGTCGGGCCGAGGACGGCCCTTGACGGCGCTGCGGGCGGCGCGATTATGTTTGGCTTATGGTTGGTAGAGGAAACCGACCCAGATGTGACCAAGGAGGTCAAGTGAGAATTTACGTCAAGAACAGTGTTCCCGAGGACGGAGCATTTGTCGAATTCGGCTTCTACGATGTTGATGCTGCACCTCCCTCGTTGAGAACAGCAGGACTGATGCTCAAATTCGTTCCTGATGTCGAGTCGATCACAATTGAATATTCCGATGGATCAACACAGCAAGCTTGGAGGGAAACCAGATGAACAACGTTCAGTACCTCAGCCGTGGATTCGCTTGTCAAATCACTGGATGTGGCAAGTATGTCACCCACGAAGAGTTCAAGCCCACCTATGACAGTTGGCTCGGTGTGTGTGACGACCACTGTGCTACCGACTGTGATTGGGGAGCGCCATTTGGTCTAGCCGTCCACAACGGTAGTTGACATGCCATTCATCTTCATCATCACCGCACAGGTCCGTCAATGGATCGACAGTGGCATACAAGTTGCTGAGGACTATGCAAATGGAGAGGAGATCTAATGCCCAGATATCTAGTCACAGATGGACAACTCAACACCCAATCACCAGTAAAACGAGCAATGATGATCGATGCTGCGGGTCCATCAAACGCAGCCGCAGGCATCACATATCACAAGGGGTGGAAAGTCCGAAGCAACACTCGTCTATGGGTCTACTCACTAGATGGTTCTGGCAAAAAAACAGAATTCGTAGTCACAACCACCGAAACCACATACGACAAACCCAATCGAATCAGCACACAGTTTCGTGCTGAACCAGAAAGGAGGTGAAATGCATATCAATACCCACGAAGGCACACAATCCGCACTCGACTCACTCAAAGGAGCATTCGTACATGCTGTTGTTGAGATCGGTGTGGACTTGACCGAAGAGTTCCTAAATCGGCTGATCGACTTAGCCAACGATGAGGACTCTGTGATGTCCGAGGTTGTCAACCAATTGAGAAAGGAGAAGAGTGACATTCTTAGTGGTACAGTCGATTCCTCTCAGTAGGAATACGAGAGAATCCATCAGAGAGGCTGGTGGCGTTCTCTTTCAACATGGACGCACAAGCGAACATGTTGAGGAGTACGTTCGGCGTCACACCCACGACGGCTACGAGTTCCTACTCAACCTGGGTAACTCACGCATGTGGCTAGCAGCATTGTCCCTACCTGTGTTTAATGGGTCAACCATTGTTAACAAGTTGCTGTACCCAGACGCAACACGTGAATGGTTAGGTGACTACATGGCTCCACAGACCAACGACAGCGAATACATCTGGGAGAAGGGATACGGAAGAGGAGGTAGCAACAAAATCAAGCACCGTAGATCAGAGATCAATGTCGATAATCTGCGGTATTGGGAAGATCATGTCGATGGGCCAGAATACCGAGTTATCACTGTCAACGACAAAATCGTTCAACAGTTTGCAAGATTCGGTGACCTGCGAGATCGCACCTACACTTGGATTCCAAGAGAAAGGCTACCCGAACGACTCAGAAAGAGAGTGAGAAACAGCACAAGGAGGTTGACAAACGAAATCGCTCCTCACTCAGCGATAGCGTGGGATGTCATCTGGAACCCTGAGGTTCAGAGAGCTTTCATCCTTGAAGGCAACACATCCCCCGGCATGAATCGGTTCACAGCAGCACGTATAGCAAATGGGATACGTGCTCTTTTACAGGAAGAGAGGTCAAATGCCAGCAATTGAAAATGTGCTGATTGAGCGGAACTACCAATTCCAATATCAATACCAGACATTCACTCAAACAACTCGTTTAGTAGAACGAGGTAATAACGACCGCAACTATTGGGATGAGCCAGAAGATCCAATGCATTGGACATTGGAAGTCACCATCTCTCATACCACAGCACGCACACGACCAAGCACAGGTCAGACGATTGAGACTCAAAGAGGGTTCCTTCCCTCCCTTGAGTCATTCGTCACTGTAGCTGGTGCTGGTGCTGTAGCTTATGGGTCAGTGAGAAGCTTGCCTTCCTCAATCAGAGCACATGTCAAGAGAAATCTCAACTACAGCATCTCTGCTGCCTGGAACCTCAGAAGTACTGCGGAACCAGTTGAGGGGCAAGAAATGCAGGCCAGATTCCGCGCTAATTGGAGATACAGAGGCGGCGGTCGTGAAAGCAACATGACAGAGGACGTAGCCACCAGAGCAGCTTTGGTACTAAGTGAGTATCTGAGTCAATCATGGCACTGTCCAAACGAACTGAATGGCTGCTCTTATGTTCACATCGAAGCAGCAGTTCACCATCAACCCAACGATCCAAGCAACCCCAGAGAGATTGACCCAACTCGTTGGGTTCCAGAGCAGTTCCTTGACGGATTCTACTGGTATCAGAGAAGCATCCACAGTGATGATGTTGAGCGATTCAGGTTCGTAACAGTTACAAACCACGGTCGCCCATCAACCAGAGCGGATCAACTCGCAGGGATGAGAGCAGTTCTACAGACATGTAGTTACTGCACAAATGTGTTCCTAACAGAAAGGATGGTAGGGAACACAGGCTATGTTGATGGACAGATGGTACCCGTTCCAGTAGGAGGTCAAGCTTACTGTATTGATTGCTTTAACGCCGACGTCGTTGAAGAATGTGAGAGGTGTAGTGCTTGGGGCTACACCGGAGACTTCAGCGAAGTTGAGGACTATGACGAAGAGGAAGAGAGTTACTACGATGCTCGGGTGTGCGCTAGATGCTCACGTAGCCGACAGTCAGATGTAAACCTTCGTCTGAATCTTCTCAACTACAGTCACAAGCCCGACCCCATCTTCCACTACCTTCCCGAAGGAGGAGACAGACTGTTCATGGGAATGGAACTGGAAGTGGCACGGACCGACACACAGAACAACGCAAAGGTCAATCGCTGGATCGCCAGTTTAGACCCGACGATGTTCTACGTCAAAGGTGACTCGTCAGTGCGGAACGGGATGGAAGTGGTCACACATCCATTTACCTACCCGTGGGCACGAGAGAACTTTCCTTACCAGAAGTTCGATGAGTTGCTGGAAATCTCCAACGTGATCCCAGATCATGAGTCAGCAGGAACACACATCCACATTAGCAAGGACGCCTTCGATCCGACCCACATGTGGAAATTCCTCCTACTTGTGCTTGAGAACCACTCGTTCTTCGGAACGTTAGGTGGCAGAGGAGATGCCAACAGCTACGGCTCATTGATCGGAGCCGATGCAGAACGCATTCGCACGAACCTAATGGAGCTTGCGAAGCAGAAAGGCAATGTCAACATCCTCGCTAGTCAAGGTGTCTACTTCGGAAGAGGTGGAGTCAACCTGACCAACGAGCACACGATTGAGTTGAGGTTCCTAGCAGGGAACGTGACACCAGAAGGAATCAAGAAGAATCAGCAACTTGTGAAAGCTGCCTTCGACTTCTCTAACATGGTGAGAGCAGGAGATGCACTCAAGGGTGCATTGGGTGATCCCGGCTACTTCCTCCACTACGTCAACAACGAGACTGACTTCACAGAGCTTTCTGAGTTCATGTCGAAGTCGTTCCCCATCCCCAAGCCACTGAGGAGCAACTGATGTGTGTCATTGTGCATCAGCCCAAAGGGGCTTATCTGACAAAGGAACAAGCCGAACAGATGTGGGATAAGAACCCAGATGGAGGTGGGTTCGCTTACATCAATCACAGAGGTGACATCACCACTCGCAAATCAATGTCCTTCCCAACATGGTGGAGGGACTTTGAGAAAGCGAGATCAAAGAATCGGGATAGTGATTTCGTAATTCACTTCCGAATCGCCACCTCAGGCAAAATTGGGATTGCGAACTCGCACCCATTCAAGATCGACCAGTTCACAGTCATGGCACACAATGGGATGCTCAATCACATCACAGGGAACATCTCCCTTGAAGATGAGTTCTCGGACACCCGAGTGTTCATCCGCGATGTGCTGTCTGAGCTACCACACAACTGGTTGGACAGACCTGCCCTTCGTGACATGGTTGAGGATTACATCGGCTACTCCAAGCTGACATTCCTCACTGTCGATCCTGGGCTGGAAAGGAATATCTACATCCTCAACGAAGCGAAAGGAGATGTCGTTGACAAGATGTGGGTATCCAACAAGAACTGGAAGCCGATTCCACCCCGGCCTACAGTCACCTACGTATCGAAAGCGAAGGAGACAACCAAGCTAGCTGAGATGTACAAGTTCCCGCTGCCTAGCGAGAACAATATCTTAAAGGATCTAGAGGATCTGCAAAAGCGACAGCAGGTTATCGACTTCTGGGAGGGTGTCACACATGAGGATGGCTGGGTCATCGAGTCCACTCCCAAATTGAGTGAACCCGATCAGCAACTCATGAAAGAAATCCTCGACTTGAGAAGGGAGGTACACAACCTAACGACAGAGATCCTACTTGATCCCGTCAGTGACGAGTTTGAGTGTCAGACATGCTTCACTTCAATTGATCTAGAGTCAATGGAGTGCGAATGCTGGGATCTTCTCTGCATTGCATGTGGATCTCTGGCACCATACTGCGTTCATGACCCAGAGGACGCAGAGTTCTACAAAGTTGGGGAAGCTCACAAGGCATACCTCGACAAAGTAGGAAGCAAAAGTCAGAGAAAGGAGACAAATCCTGACCCCCTATAAACCAAAATACCGGAGGTTGCAAATACCGACCTTCGTACATTGGGCTAGGCGTGGTCATTCTCCTAGTAGTACTCTTGCTGCTAGGGGCTGACGGCTAACGTCGAACTAGGGAGGGGTCAGTTAATGGCCCCTCCCACCCATAATTCAGTTCAACTACCATAAGACCAAGGAGGTGAGAATGAGAAAAATCAAAATCTGGATCGCTAGCTTGACCTTCACGGTCGCCAGCATCTTCGGTGGGTTCACAGCCCTTGCTCCTGTAGCAGTTGCCAGCAATGCCAACTGTGGACATGCGAGTATGGGATTACATCCAACGTCTGCGACAAGAGCGCATTCAATCAGTAACTACCCCGGTGGCTTACAAATCGAATACGTCTATTACTACCAGGCAGGAAGATGGAACTACATCGGATCGTACCAGAGATGGTGTTATTGGGTGTAGAAGCAAACGACAAAGGAGAGACATGAAAACAGTCCAGAAAATGCCAATACCAATGATGTTCAACTACCGAGAGGGAGTTGTCACCTTCGCAACCCACGAAAGGTACGACGGAACTCTCAGTATCTGGGGTACCACCCCAGATAACGACCTCGTAAAGATACAAGGCTCTGTGGCCTGGTTTCCAGAAACCACACCAGTCCTCATCTCATACGGCCTCTATGTGATGCCAGAAATGAGAGGCAAAGGACTTAGCAGAGCATACAACACAGCACTCATGCGAGTGGCACAACGAAATAACGCAAAGGCTGTTATAGCCTTCGTAGGCAAAGACAACAAAATCCAACAAACGAGACTCACCTCACTTGGGTGGCTCCCACAAGATAGCGGACTATGGATAAGGAGACTAACACATGATTGACCGTGACCAACTAACCGAAGCCCTAGACAGCCCGACAGCCAACCCAATCATGGGGCGCACACCGCACCTAGAGGCAATTGTGCAGGCGGCTCGTCTCCTGCTCGACTTCCCCACCGACGAACAAGTAGAAGCAGCATTCCACCACACCCGACAACTGAACTTCTGGGAAGGCTGGAACGATCCTGTGTGGACCGATGTAGAGATTCGGGAGATAACTCGGGCTGCGTTGGAGGCGGTACGTCAGACCATGATCGGAGACTGTTAATATGACAACATGAAAATTGATCTAGGGATCATTCTCCTAGCTGGGATCTTTATGATCCTGCTATTCGCCTACTGCATCTAGCCACCCCCAAAGCTAGGGGTGCCTACCATCTGATTATCTGATGTCAGTTGCGATAGAGCATCGACCAGCGGCCCCTAGTTGACGCACCAGGGTCAGGGATGTACAGGGTGGTCAGATCAGCCGTGCACACTGAGGTCGCGTCGAGATTTCGGACGGCCCTGTACTGGACGAGCATACCCACGCTTACTGTCGAGCTTACTTCCAGCAACTTAGGTGTGGCTCGCGCAAGAACCGCGGTCATTGTGGAACTGACCTCTAGGAGCTTATTAAGGCGTTTTGAGATTGCGGGCACCACAGTACTTGTGGCCGCAACCACCTTCAGATATGAAACGAGTCTAGAGATAGTAGGGGTCATCGTTGAGGTAGCCGGGATTGTCACAGCGAACCTGGGTACCTTTACGATGGCGGGGGTCATGCTAGATGTAGCATCAACGGCCTGGGGAGTGTCAGAACCCGACACTTCACGGAGCCGAACAAACACCACGCCACCACACTGAGAGGTAGCGGTGGTGAAAGCCAGGGTGGGAGCCACGGTGCCTGATCCGGAAGAAACGAGAGCGTCGAATACTTCGATGTTGCCGTTGTCGCCTGCCCCGCTTCCCGCGCCCGAAGTGCGGCGGGTGGTGGTGCCGAAGGTGATGCCCGAAGCGGTGAAAGCTGGAGCGGAGATGGTCAACGCCGAGTCGGTGTCCACCGAGACAACCCCGATGAGCATATCGCCGGGGGCGAAGTCGATGCTGCCCACTCCGGTCATAGAACGGTTAGCTCCATGCGAGGAATCGTCGCCAGTGGTCGAGGCAATGGTATCCCAATCGCTACCCTCCCGAGTGTAGGAGAGCATCACCCCGCTACAGCCCTCTGCTCCCGACTGGTCGAACACGGTCGGTCCGGCCAGGGAGCCGGTGAGGATTCGGTAGTCGGCCCTGACTCCGGTCAGGTGGGCGTTGGCGGCGGTGCCGGTGCCAACCGATTCATCCTGTGCTGCCAGGGTCCAGTTGGTTTCGTTGGTAAAGGTAAGGGCCGGTTCCCATGCAGAACGTCCCGCAATCAACAACTGAGTGTCTGCCGTGCCTGACGGCGAGGCAAGGCTAACAGTGGTAGTACCGGAGCCTTTGGTCCCGATAGCACCGAAAGCAATAGCCATTGGTTTAGCTCGGGTCTAGAGTGAAGGTGAATGTAATCTGGTCGTTAAGAGCCAGAACAATCCCCGTGAAGTCTCCCTTGATAACCAAATCACCAGATGACACGGCATTGAACAGCCCTGCATTGGTGATTGTCTTGCTGCCGTTTGCAGTTAGAGTGGATACCACTTGGAACTTTGCAGAAGATCCAGAGCCATTAGTAGACTTGGTTCCCTGCACTCTTGTTTCTGAGGCTTCGGTGAAGAGAGTAGTGTCACCCTTTGCAGCAGTTCCCGCACCTGTACCCCAGCCTACATAGTCTGCGGCTACGGTATCGACTCCCGAAAGAAAGTCACAGATGTACTGCTCTCCAACGTTAGTTAGAACGGTTGCCATCGGCTGTCACTGTAGCAGGAAATTCTCCGATATACTCCTCGGTGCCGTCTGCTCTAGTGATCTTCACCTCCACTGTGGCTTTGATAGGGGTGCCTACCCTGCCAGTGGGAGGATCAGGAAGGCGACCCCATGTGGCGGTGCCCTTCTTAGCTTGACGCTCTCTACGCCATTGATTGAATCGGTGCATGGTCACAGCATACCTGATATACTTGCCTCATGTCATCTAGAAAGGTCGTAGTCGCTTTCCCCTCGGCTGCTCGTACTGCTAGTCCCACTGATGCTGTGATTGATGTTCCCCCCAACGCTATGAGCGTTGAAGTAATCATTGATGCCACAGCTATTGCAGCCACGCCGTCTGTAGTGTTCAACATCAAGGGGGTAACTCCCGTATCCAATACTGAGTATCTGCTTCTGGCTAGTGCCGCGGTAACTGCGGTTAGCAATACTCAGCTAGAGATTGGGCCTGGTGCAGACGACACAGCCAACATTGCGGAGAGTGCATTCCTACCTCATCAGATCGTGATTGATCCTGTACATGGTGATGCAGACTCCATCACCTACTCTGTGGTCTGCGTCTTTATTTAAGACTCGTACACATGAGTTAGCTCAATCCACAAACGTTGTGGATTGTTTCTCTGCCTCCATTTGTTGAACGGGGCGTACCACAGCATGTGAAAGGCGTCTGTCATGCTGACACCCTCGTTGTGCAGGATGTGTGCCGTGGCGATGATGAAGGAGCTACGATCATTCACACCTTTGCGAGTCAGTTGCCACTGACAGCGGGCTGGCATACGGTGCCAGATTTTTTGTAGCTCATCACGATCTGTGACGATAGGGGGTGCCTCCCCCACGGAGGACGGGTCTTGGATGAGGGCCGCTGGCATCAGCTTATGGTCTAGCTCGGCAGCGGTGTAGGGTCGGTCGTCCCAATGCTCCATGTACAAGAATCCTTCTGCCCCCCCTCGCTTCCAGTTCACTGAACCAGGGATGCGCAGTACCTTACTGCCCGCCCACCCTCCCCTGTCTGCTCCGGTGTGGTAGGTCATACGTCGGTTCAGGTCTGCGAACTGTGTACGATACTTGATCGGCTTGTTCAGCAGCCACACCGCCTGCCAACTACCAGGGCTGGTAGTCCACGCTACATGTGGGGGCAGGTCTAGGTCATGGGGGTCCACAGCATCAAGGTCTGCGAACAAGAGGGTGGCTGGTTTGTGCAGCGTGACCAAGCGCCGTGGCTTCTCATATACCAGGGGGCTGAAGTACAGGTCGATGTTGTCGGGCTGCTCCATGTTGATGAAGTGAAACTCTGTCCACTCCTCGTCGCCTACGTACTCATCACGCCAGCCATTCATAACGGCATTCCTGTTCTGTGAAGCGATGCACCCATACCAGGGGGCGTCGTTCCTGCGCCAGAGCTTTTCGATGATGTGGGAATGCATACTCATACCAACAGGTTGGTATAGTGGTACATTCCCGAAAGGAGGGCAAATTGCCAGAACCTACAGAGATTGACCACGACGCTCGCCAGCTAGAGGCAGGCGAGAAGATCCACGACTTCATTCAGGACTACATGGATGCGCATGGAGGAGGTGCGTTCATCTACGAGCTAGGAATGTGGATGTACACCATCATCTTCCGTGCTCGACAGACGTTCACACAAGAAGAGATCATGCGATGGCTGCTCGGACTGGTAACGTTAGCGGAACGAGCTATTGACACCGCCAAGGAGGACGGGGCAGTAGTCATCACCGCTGAAGATTGGAGGAACATTGAGGGGGGCGAGGACATGTTGCGAGAACTACAGCAGATCAGGGAGGACACAGAACTTGTCATCCCTGACTGGATGCTTGAGGAAGAGTGAGTTGGAGAGAGGCAGGACTGTGCTGGGATTCGGACAGCACCCTGTTCTTTCCGATCCGTACCGAAATGACCGCCAAGGAGTACAATGACACTGTGGCAAAAGCTCAAGGAATTTGTGCTCGTTGCTCAGTTCAGGCTGAGTGTGAAGAGGAAGGTAAAGAAATGGAGCACGGAATCTGGGGAGGAGTCGTCAAATGAAGGCTCCCCTAAGACCTGATGTAGTTGCACCTGCTGAGAAGATTAACAAGCAATATACCATCAGACAAGCAATCAATTGGTACAAAGAAGTGTACAATAACGTCCAACTTAACCAGCCTATTGCAGAGCAAGAAGGTGAGTACATTAACAACAAGTTTGGTGAAGTAATCAGACGTACTAACCCTCAATACGGACTACCGGAGGGACCACTAGGACAATTCGTGGCATCGGTAGCCATCATGGAGCTTGCTCGGGAGCTTACGAACAAGGCTCTCGCTGATGAGTAAGGCACGACAGAAAGGCACCAGCTTTGAGAACCACATCCTCACGGAACTGTCAGCGGTGTGGCCTGACGTAGAGCGAGCGGCCCTGAAGGGTGTCAACGACTACGGAGACTTCATCAACGTGGATGGCTGGCACATCGAAGCACGCAACCGAAAGACCTGGGCGCTGCCCGAGTGGATCAGGGGCGTGTACAAGAAGGTAGAACGGAAACACCAGCATCACTTCAAGCCCTGGATGATCGTGTTCAAGGCCGACAAGCGTAGTGTGCTTGACGAGAACTACGCCGTGGTACCATTGTGGCTAGTGCTAGAGATGATGCGCCGAGTAAAGCGGGATACACTTGACACAACGCAAGGCTATTAAGCCCCCCCACTCACCAGCCATGCTGGTGGTAGACATTGAGAACACCCCCAACCTGATCTGGGCCTGGGACTTATGGAACGTCAACGCCATCGACGTTGAGATGTACTGGTACATGCTGTCCTTTGCCTACGGATGGTACGACCTACGAACGAACAAGGTGGACAAGATCGAATTCATCTCTTTGTTCCAAGACCCTGACTTTGAGCCAGATACTCCCGACGATAAGTACGTAGTCGAGCGCCTATGGGATCTGCTTGACACAGCAGACATTGTGATTGGGCAGAACAGTCGCAGCTTCGACACCAAGAAGTTCAACGCCAGGGCCATCATCAATGGCATGTCGCCCCCCTCCCCCTACCGACACATCGACACCAAGGTAGCGGCCAAGGAGGTGGGGCGCTTTACATCCAACAGCCTCAAGCACCTATCCCGCGAGCTAGGCGTCACCCACAAGGAAGAGAACAGAGGCTTCCCCATGTGGCGTGAGTGCATCTCGGGCTTACCAAAAGCATGGAGAGAGATGGAGTCCTACAACAAGGCCGATGTGAAATCCACCGCTGAGTTGTACACCGTCCTCCGTCCCTGGATGGGCAACCACCACCCGAACATGGGCCTCTACATCACCAGTGAGGGTCGTGTCTGTACCAAGTGTGGCAACAAGGAGAAGGAGTTCGGGGGCAAGGGCTTCCAGAACAGGGGCCGACGCACCACCAACGCCTCCTCCTACCAGTCCGTGTACTGCAACGGATGTGGTGGATGGTCCCGAGAGTTCCAACGAGAGCCACAACGGGATGCCCTAACTACCGTAGACCTACGACCATGATCCACGAGATCGGCCTGTGCCCCTCCTGTGACCACTGTTGTTGCAGTATCTTGGGCAGGATGCAGGACAAGGATGGGAATTTCACGGCCTACTACGTTGTTTGTATGAGATGTGAGCACCGTTTCTTCACCCGCACTTGACTTGAACACCGTCCACATGAAGGATGGGTTCAGTCTCAAGACAATGAAAGTGCACTGGCAGGCAAGAGGTGCGCTCGACATTGAGACAACCATCGTGGAAGATCCCTTCGTGGAACTACCCGAACTGATCTCAGTGGCGGTAACCTTCGACGGCCATCGTGCCTTCGTGTTTACAGACCTGGCCCTGTTAGAGCGAGCCAGGAGTGTGCTAGAGCACACCGACTGGATCATGCACAACGGACTGTTCGACCGGCTCATCATGCGCAGGCATGGGTACGACACGCCGCTAGGACATGACACGATGGCGATGCAGTACCTACTCGACCCTGACCTGCCCAAAAGTCTTGAGGAATGCAGCGAGAGGTGGCTTGGTTTACCTGGCTACAAGGATGTGGACTACCACCACATCAAAGACGAACCAGTCGAGAAGGTAGTGAAGATGAATGGCGAAGATGTTCGCCGCACCTTCAATCTATATCGGCCTCTGGCCGACGAACTTAACAAGGACAAACAACTCAGCCGAATTTATCAGTGGCTACTCATGCCCACTGTGAACGCTCTGATTAAGGTAACAGAGCACGGCATCAACATTGATAGGAGAGCACTTAATGAAATCACTAGCACGTACAAGGGCACGGTTGAGGCTGAACACAAGACACTCATTGCCGCGGCTCCCACACATCCTGATGGCTGGCCTAAGCCGTCTTGGTGGAGAGTACGAGAGCATGGCAAATATGGAGGAGACATCTTCAACCCTGGGAGTCCAAAGCAGGTGGGGTACGTACTCTTTGACCATTACAAGCTGCCAGTGCTCAAAGCCACGGACACAGGAGCGCCTTCCACGGATTCGGACGTACTCATCCAGCTTGAAGTCGATGACGAGACTCCCGCAGAGGCACAAGAATGGCTGAGCGTACTGCGCAAGTATCGCAAGGACAACAAGATTCTGACGAGCTACTTGCAATCGTGGCCGAGCTTCATCGACCAGAGGGGCAAGATGCATCCACGCTTCAAGCCCTTGCATGTCGTTACTGGAAGGTTGTCGAGCGAGAAGCCAAATATCCAGCAGGTACCGAGAGATCCAACGTTCCGTTCCCTGTTTGTTGCACCGTCAGGATCTACCTGGCTGAAAGCGGACTACTCTCAGATCGAATTACGTATTGCAGCATGGCTAGCCAATGAGCCTACTCTTCTTGCCGCCTTTCAGGAAGCTGTTGATGTCCACTCCCTCACCGCAGCCACCGTCCTTGGTGACCCCGAAGCCAGACAAGTCGGAAAGACTCTTAACTTCGGACTCCTCTACGGAGCGGGACCACGGACGCTTCAGAGGGTGGCTCGTCAAGACTATGACGTTTGGCTCACGCTTCAAGAAGCAACCTCTCACAGACAAGCCTTCTTCCGAGCCTACCCAAAGCTAGAGACATGGCAAAAGATGACAGAGAGCCGGATCATCTCCTCGGGCCAGAGCCGTTCACCGTTGGGACGCATCCGATACCTGCCCTACGCCAAGATCCCCTGGTCTGTAGAGGACATGACAACCAAGAAGATCCATGCCATCCTTGAAGGCATCAACCATCAGGTGCAGAGCTTCGCCTCGGACCTGACCAACATGGCGGTCACTCGTCTAGTGAACGCAGGCTATGAGGTGGTGTGTGCTGTCCACGACGAGATCAACATGATCGTGCCCGACGATGAGGTGGAGCACACCATCGGTACAGTGCGCAGCATCATGGAGGATGTGTCCTGGCTGCAAAGATTCGGGATTAAACTGACCGTGCCCGTGGTTGTAGATATTGGAACCGGACCCGATTGGGGAGCGACCACATGAGTCAGAGCTACAGCAAGATCGACACCTACGGGAAGTGCCCTGCGCTCTTCCAGTACAAGTACATCAGGAATCTGCAACTCAAGCGCAAGGACTCCAACCTGTATCGTGGCATCACCGCCCACGACATCCTCAAGGACTGGTTCCTGTACCAACGAGAGCACGAAGAACCCTATCTTGAAGATCCTGAGTACTTCATCATCGAATGGCTGGAAGCCTTCTTTGCCGAAGCAGAAACACCAGAGTTCGTAGACGCTTTGTTCGACTGGCAGAAGGAAGTAGAACAGGTGGCAGCTTATGTTCTCGGGTTCCTTCGACTCGGAGCCTTCGATGATTGGGAGGTTCTACACGTAGAGGAAACCTTTGTAGTAGAGATCAACGGCGAAGAGGTGACCTTCACCCCCGACCTTGTGGCCCGTCATCCTGACGGGGGGGTGTGGATCATTGACCACAAGACCAGCAACAAGCACCTAGACAGGGATGCCCTGGACATCAAGCCCCAAGCTCTCAACTACTACCTGGCTGTGGCACAGTTCTACCCCGACGTAACAGGGTTCATCTTCAACTACATCCGCAAGAAGGTACCCACACAGCCCCGCCTCAACAAGACAGGCAAGAAGGCTGTCACTGATCTGAACCGCATTGATACAACCTATGAGTTGTTATACGAGTTCGTCAAGAAGAACGGTCTGATGGACGACCTGGCACACCGCAGGCGCTTGGGGGAGCTACGAGACAAGGACACCTTCTACTTCCAGCACCCCATGTTCATCACTGAGGACATGCTGAGGGAGGCCGCTAACGATCTTGAAACCAGACTCAGACTGATGCAGTACAGCGAGTGGAATCACCTGTACCCACGCCAGATTCAGCCCTTCGATGGGTGCAAGAAGTGTGAGATGCACGCCATCTGCTTCACCGAACTCACCGGAGGGAACACAGACATCGTGCTAACATGGTACGAACCCAGGGAAGAGAAGAATCCCTACGAACGAGAGGATGACGAATGACCACCGTAACTGGTCGCAAGGTGGAGACTCGCAAGGGCACACCAGTCAAGTACGCAATCACAGGCAGGCCACCAGGCAGCGCCCCCCGACTAGTTGGAGCCTTCTTCGGTCCGCCCAAGACAGGCAAGACCACGCTGGCGCTGTCCGGTAAGAACGCCCTGCACATGTCCTTCGACCCACAGGGCGACATGACACAGACGTTGGCAGGCCGCAAGGACATCACTGTGGTGGAGCCTGCGGACTACATGGAAGTGGACGGCATTGTTCGTGCGCTGCACACCTCAGACAAGGGGCGCTTCTCCTTCGTCGTAGTGGACAGCATCACGTTCATGTTCCAGTTGTTCGGGGGCAACGAGATTACACAAACGTACCTCGACAACAAGGACATGCGGCGTGCTTATGGACGAGCCGGTGCGCTTACTAGCCAGGTCATCAACGATCTGCTGCGTATCCCAGAGGCTCACGTAATCTTCACCGCTCACATCGACAAGGAGCATGAGGACGACCCAGGCGTGTCCACTGTGGATGCCAGCCTGGGGGAGACAGAGGTGAAGCTCGCGGTCACACCGATGGTGTGGAAGGTGCTTGGGCCTGGTGTTAGTTTCATCGGACGCACGTACAAGAAAACGATGCAGACCAGAAATTCTGATGGAACTCGGAATAGAGAGACACAGTTTCGTGTTTCCTTTAATGACGGAGCACGGAGTCCGGCAGGTAGCAGGATTCCGATGGAGGGTGACATGCTCATTGAGCTAGACACCCTGGACAAGCTAGCCACGCAACTAACAAAGGAGTGACAGATGGCTGCAACAGCAAGAATCCTCAAGTTCACTGAGGAAGATCTAGAAGGATCAGGAGGTGGTGCCTATGCAGAACTAGACGTTCCGTGTGATGTGCCGATCCGACTCAGGGAAGTGAGCGACTACGACAAGAGAAGTGAGGGTAAGACCTGGGGCTGGGTATTCACCTACGCCGCAGAGACTCCCTCAGGCAAAGAAGTGGACTTCCGAGTGTGGCTCTCCTTCGGAGACAACGCACGGTGGAAGCTTCGTGAGATCCTAGAGGCACATGGCGTGGCTCTGGAAGCAGGAAACTTGGAGCTAGACCCAGAAGATCTGGTTGGTGATGAGTTGATGGGACACATCGACTTCCCTCGGGACAATCAGGGAGAGCCGACGAGTGAGTTCAGGGAACTCCAAACCATTTACCCTCCGTCAGTGGAGCCTGCATTCTCTGAGGAGAGCGACGACGACAGCGAGCCTGCCGTCCTCTGACCGGCCTCGGAGCAAAGAGAAGCCCCCCATCTTCATCTCGGGACGGGGGGCTTTTCTTATGACTTGGAAGCAGCCTTGGCCTTGATGCCCTCTACATCACTTGGATAGTGCTCCAACAGGGCAGCGCCCATCACATCAGACACCTCAGCAAAGCCATCCCCATCAAACGTCACAATGTTCTTCTCCCGGTTATCGTCACCAGAGAAATCACGATGTTCTGAATGCGGGACATTGACTGTCTTGCCTCTCAGACTGAATGAACGTACTTTCGCCATTTGGTTACCTCCTTTCTTCAGATAGATCGAAACCACAAGCCTCGACAATCTCCTGATTTCTGTTCTCGGGAGCGATCAACAATAGACAGATGATCTGCTCCTGTTGTCGAGCAATCTGTAGACCTTGTGTATAAAGATCCTGTCTGGAAACAGCACCAGAGGAAGAAGCAATAATCGACCACACCAAAAAGATCACAACAATCGTAGCGGTAATACCCTGAAGAATCAAAGCTAGTTTATCTTTCATTATGGTCCCACCCCAATACTAACCCAAAGCACAATCAGATTAGCAACCAGAAGAAATAGGGTTCCTGCTCCCGCCCGTACTAACCATCTCGTTGAATCCTTGATGTCCTTAACATCATCTTCTACCGCACGCATGGCCTCCACCGAAGCCTTCGTTCTTTCAAGACGGTCGATTTCTCGGTACGCCCCGTAGAGGGTAAGCTTCTCATTCTCCATCTTCTTCGCTCCTCAGCGCAGCCTCAACTGTAGCTGGTGAGAACACAATGGAACGAATCATTTCGTGGAAGGCCACAATAGCTGTGATGATTCCAAAAGCTTGCTCGGGATCAAGGAGATCCGTGAATGTAGCGACTACCGCTACTACCGCTTCTAGGAACGCCATCACTCGTACCGGCTCTGTCTTTAGCAGACGTTTGATGAACTCCATACTGGCAGTATACCCCGCCCTAACTGATTGTGCCGGTGAACTTTGTGCCCGGGGCCACAGTACCAGGGGGTCCAGGCGGTCCCGGTCCACCTGGGGGTCCAGCAGGGCCAGGAGCCTTGATAGCGACACCCTCCTCGCTCTTCCAACGGTTCCAGGCAGGCTCAAAGTTAGCTCTCCATTGTGGATCGGTGGGGATCTTGCACAAGTTCAGCCAGTAAGTGCCCTCGTCGGGCCACTTCAACCAGCCCTTAGCAATAGCCTCAGTCACAAAGAGTCTCAGAACTTGTTCCACGTTTTCACCTCCCCCGCCAAAGAGCATCCAGGGATCTGTGTTGCCATCATGGTTCCAGTCTAGCGACACATGAACATGTGTATCGTGTGGATTGCTCCCGCTGTACTCCACCCATGTCCACTGAGGGGTACGGTAGTTGCCGTAGAAAATACGGTCACGGTGAATGACATAGCGAACACGGGGATCTCTGTTCCTGCGTAGCTCCTCTGCAAAATCGTCACCCTCTGAGCCAATCTCCCCGAAGTCCACAGCCCGCACAATGCCGGGGCCGGTGACCGGCTTGGGTCGGTGGTCAGAGGTGGGATTGTTGGCATCGTGAATGCGAGAAGCTACCGTTCCATCTCCTGTACGAGCAAAGGGAAAGTGAAACTCTAGTTCATTGAGCAACAAAGCCAAAGGGTCGGATACACGCCACTGTCTGCCCTCCCAATTAATTCCTGAACGCTGCCATCGTTTAACCATTAAACAAATACCTTCACAATTACAATACCAGCCGCACCAGAGCCGCCAGTGTGGGCAGACTGACTAGGAGCATTGTGTGCGCCAGAGCCACCGCCGCCATATAGGGAACCAGTAACACCATTGGCGTTGGTAGCACCCGTCACGGAAGAGCCGCTAAATTGAGAGCGTCCCCCAAAACCGCCTTCACCAAAAGTACCTGCCACTCCCCCACCGCCCCCACCACCGGGAAAGGTCAAATCGCCTGTACCAGCCACACCACCCACACCAGCAAAGGCAATCAAATCCCCAATCGTTCCCCACGCACCGGAGCTAGTACCGCCACCACCGGCCTTAGCCCTAACCTCCCCGCTAATAGTATCGAACACAGAGTCGTTCCCATTAGAAGCAGCGGCACCACCAGCACCAACTGTCACCGCCTCAGTAGCATCAAGGTCGGCGGCAAGGACGAACGCACGGGCATAACCGCCACCCCCGCCACCACCACCTGACGTGTATTGAGCCGCCGCTGTAGCACCAGCAGAACCGCCACCCCCGCCACCACCAACCATCTCAATTTCCACCGCCCGAAGAGATGGATAATCTGCTTTGGTGAAGGTGCCACTAGAGGTAAACACAACCGTAGTCTTGTAAAGATAAGCTGGCTCCGCCGAGGCATGTAGAGCAGCACCATCAGCCAGGTCTACTGTTCCATCCTTATGAAACTCCAAAAGACGAGTAGGTGTGGGCCAGGGGTTATACCAAAAGATTCGTCCAATTTCACTATTGATATCAAAAACAAGCACATCATCTGGGTAATTAGGATCGTCTGTCTCAAACAAAGCAATGTGTTCTAGTACACCGTGAATATGTAGCTGGCTATCTGTGCCACTTAAAGCCTCTGCACCAATGATAATGCTCCCACCAGCACCGATGATGACATTATTATTAAATTGAATGCTCTCATTTTGGATTCGATAACCAGAAGTCAGAGGAACAAAGTTGGAGGAACGCAACAGACCCGCAGAGTCCACCACAATTTCCGCAGCAGAAATAGTACCCCCCTTAAAATTTCTAGCAGTTAAAAACAACTCATTTCTAATTTGCGATCCCATTTTTCCAAAAGATTGCTTAGGCATTAGATTGCTTCCTTGAGGACTACCTCGGCCACACCCTCACCTGGGGTTTCCATACGAATCGCATACTCATCAATAATTACATTATAGGTAAGTCTTGCATTGCGATCTGAATACAAATCAACATATGACACTACTGACCCTGCGGCACCCGCTGAACGAATATTAGCTGCCTTTCTAGAGCCTGCCTTAGCATCCACTCGTCCTTTAGAGTCGTTGAGACTAAGCAGCAAATTATAGGTGTTAGCAAGTTTAATCACCATAGCTGTAGCATCTACACCCAAAACTACCGGAGCAGTAGTGGGAATCCCGCCTCCGGTGTACTGCATTCTGATACGAATTGATAGGGTACGTACCTTTACAGTGGAAGAACTGGTACTTACCGCCACTTTAGTACCAGTTGCCGCAGCACCAGACAGAGAAATTACCTGTGTCCATGTATCAACTCCGTTGATGGCATAGTCCACAAACACAGACCAGTTAGCTGGCAACGGTTCCGTAGACAAAGTAAGACTTGACAGCACCTTCTCGTCAGCCAAACCAAAGTCGTGCCAAGCAGAAATAACCTCGCTGCTCTTCATGTACTCTGTAGGAAAAGCACGCATCACTCTCTTGGTCGTAGCAGAAAATCCAGTACTCCAAAAGAGTTGGCCCTTGAAAGAAGCAAAAGATGTAATAGCCTGTCCTGTGCCTGCTGCATCGTCCTCATTAATAGCGACCGCAGCAAAAGCACCATTAACGGAATTGATCTCAAACACAGCCATGTCGTCGTCTGTGTTGTTTAGTTGCTCAACTGCAAAGTAATGAGTCAACATTCGTGCATTAAACTGACTAGCTCCTACCTGCCTTACTTCATCTCCTCTACGCACATTACCCAGAGATCCGTATTCTCCCCCAGGAGTAAAGTACAAAAGGGAGGCATTAGTACTAGTGCCCTCAGAACCGTAGAGGTACAGCACCCCAGAGTGTGCCCACATAGCAAAGCCGATAAACCCAATGAACTTGGCAACCTCAGCCCCGAAACCCGTGCCAGCCGCGCCAGTGGGAGTAATTTCTCGGACCTCAGTACGATCCTCGTGAGTAACCATCAAATAAATCTTCCCATCCATTGCAGCCATAGCTGATCCAGAAAAGTAAGCTCCCACACTATTATCATCGAAGTCATCAATAAAGATCTCATCAAGTCCCACAGTCTTGCTGACCTCCCACACAAGATCCTGACCAGGGTGGTACACAAAAATCTTACCTCCCACAACAATGGTATGGGCTTCACCAGATGTGAGGATGCCAGTAAGATCTTCACGCTTTGAGGGAGCCGCGGAACCGTCCCAGAACCACAAGTCATCTGTGCCCGAAGCTACCCAAAACATCCCTGTTTGGTCCCCCCCAACCTGCCCAGCTACCCCACCAGTAACACCAGTAAGGGAAATGGCACTGCCCCAACGCTTAGTAGTGTCGTCCCATAGATAGGCATTGTTAGTAATAGAAGAAAGCAGATACAAACTTTCCTTAGCTCTTACAAGAGAACCAGACACAGCAAGATCGCTGGACCCGCCGCTGTCCTTAGTAGCATCTACGTAATAACCGGGGGTTACAGTACCAGGCCGATCAAAAACACGAACTCCATTTAATTCTCTCCATCCATTAGGTACAGCAGGATCAAACTTCTGATAACCTTCTCCCCCACTCCAATCAGTTAGCGTCCACTGAAGCTTGTCGGGGCGTGTCTGAAAAACACCGGCTTCTCCTTGTACTTGTACAGCATTAGGCGGACGCAGAGGCTCCCCATGCTCTCTGTGGTGAACTCCCTCAGCGTCTTGGGCGAGCCAGTACTTCTCTCCATTGAGTTCGATGTGGTGGCTGTTGCCTGCCATTTAGCTCACCCATCGTCTAGCGCGGGCATAGCGCGGGGTTTCATGAACAGACTTCTTTCTCTCCACAGCCAGTTTCCCCTCCTCTAGACGCGCCTCAGTAAAGAACCTTCCCTGAAGATACCGCACATCCCTGGTAGTTTGTCCAGGGGGAACAGTACGATCAGTCCTGGCCCCAGGATCGTGGGTAGCAGGGATGACGGTAGCTCCCAGCAGCAGCCCAGCGGCACCCACAACCACTAGCTCCTCTTGTCGGGTAAGGAGATCCGTTACGTTGTCAATCTTCTTGGCGTAGAGGAAGAACACGGACTCGCCGTTGTTTCGGTTGCCCCAATCAAGAACGTGTACCCCATGTCCCGTAGTCGTGTACTCAACGGGTCCGATCCCCAGAGAGTGCTGATAGCGAAACGGAAGGGCGCGAGGAAACTCATAGTTGTCATCCACCTCGTAGACTTTGTAAACCCCAATGTCCTCAAGGATGTCAGTTTCAGTAAGCTCATAGAACTCCTTTGGGTCCACCCTAACGATGGCTCCCTGTCCGTGGATGTGAATGCCCCACTGTTCCAGTGAGGCAATAACTTGGTCGATGGCAACGTCGATCTGATCGACAGTGAAGCGTGGATTCTTGTACACATTGTCTGTGGTACCCACAGAGGCCAGGTTCGTAGTGTTATTCCATCCCCTAGAGACAGTGAGAACGTTGGCTCCTGGCTTTGCCAGGACAATCATCTGCTCCTCAGTAGCAGGGTTCTCTAGGATGTCATTGACTTCCCAATAGTCGTCCTCAAAGACAGTGACAGACGTTGCCACGTTGGTGTAGGAAGCAGTAATCCTTGATACAAAGGGTGCCTCAGTGGGAAATACTCCGTACAGGTAGTTTCTAACACGCTGCCGAATAGCAGCCGCCGTAGCCATGAGCTAAAGCTTAGTCGATTCTAAGCGTGATGTCCTGTAGGGTTCCGCCACCGAATCGTTTGCTGTCCATGATTTTTGCCCGCTGAGCCACATGCTTCAGCAAGTAATCGTACACCTGCTGCTGGGTAGCGGGCACCAGAGGGTTCGCAGCCGTAGGTGACATGAAGTTATCGGCACCTTCCGGTAGCTCAGGCAACCCATCACGAAACGGATTCCACTTAGCTCTATTGCGCAGAGAGGCTTCCGTCAGGTAGTGGTTGTACAGCCTGGTGGTGAGGATGTGACGCAGCTTGTTCCTCTGGTCCCTGTTCAGGGGCACAGGGGTGGGGCGTGCGTCGGCTAGAGCGGCCTCAGCCTCAATCTCCTTCTTGGTTTGGATGTCCTTCTTGAGAACCGTGCCCTCAAAGTGGACTCCCGGTACCTCATTCAGCGGGGTGATGCGGACAATGCCCCCATCTGGCCCGCGCTGAATGAGCACCGGAGTGTCGTGAAGGAGGAACCCGTCGCCCAGGTACTCAGCCCCTTTCGACAAATCTTCCATGATGGCCCGCTGTGACTGGTGCTCATCAACCAGGGTAGTTTCAGTAATCTCACGCACATGCGTGAGGTCTAAGAGAACATCCGGTCCATCCTCAGATGCCCACGGATTCGGGGCGTTGACTGTTTCCTTTTCGCTCACGATTCCCAAGTAGCAGTAGTAGTGACACCCTGCTCAAGCATCCCAGACATGATCGCCCCAGCATCCTTGTACTTATTAGGCAAGGTGTGCTTTGCGTGGCGCTCAGAACAGAAGCTTGTGTACGGTCCCGTGTTAGCAGCCCGTGCCCAACAGTCCCACGCCGCACAGTAGACGGTAGCCATTGACTCCCAATCAACGAGAATATGGATACCCTTCCGCTGGTACCTGCGCAGGCCAATGGCATCCTGTGGATCGCCACCAGCCGTGTTCTGGATCTGAGGCTCAAAGGGAAGCTGAACCAGCCTACCGTCCTTGTGGATAGCCTTGACTGTAAACAGTCTCTTCTTGGGCAGGTTGCGACCAGCATCGGTGAACTTGAGAGTGTTGACCTTCTCTGGGTCGATCATAAACTCCTGATCCACGCTGTACTCAGCCATCTCGGTACCGGGAGGTACCACAGCCCCGAGTCCCGCTGAGCTATATAGCTCAAAGTCCTCGCCATGAACCTCTGCTGGGTAGGGAACGTCAGAGTCGTTGAGCTTTCCTACATCACCTGGCCCGCCACCACGTTTCCGTAGGACACCAGTGCCCTTAGCGACCTCTTCTTTTCTGCTGGCATTGAGAAGAGCCGTGCTCCTCTCCTTTGCCTCTAGTTGCTCTTTTGTTAGTACGGCCTCTTTCTCGGCCATTTCAATCCCCTTCTAGTAGAAGGTAGTGGGCCGGTTGTGTGGCACCGACCCAACTCTTGTTACCGCAGCCACACCACGGTGCTGCTTGCCCCGAAGGGCTAACGACGCACAGCCTGCGCCGAACTCTAGCTTAGAGGTCGGTGTTGACCGCTACGCCAGCCAAGTCCTCGATCTCGCCTACGCCATACATGGCGCTGGCGACGAGAACCCAACCGCGAATCGGTGCCCACCTCATCGGCTCGACCTTAGCTGCCCACTTCTGAGCAAGACCAAGAGCGTAGTTCCGAACAAACAGTCCGCCACCGCGGTCCGCCCCGGCGTTAGCCGAAGGAACGTTAGTGGTCTGGAAGATGTCGATTCCGAACCAAGTTCCGAAGAACCCCGCTGAAGCCTTGTTCAATGAACCAGGCCCAACATTGGTGTAGATCGAACCCGCGTCCGCCTCTAGCTCTGTCCGAAGGTCGGCGGTTTGTCTGGGGTGAAGAACACTCACAAACGCTCCAAGACCTCCTGCATCAGCTACCTCAAGCTCATAGATGCCATCAAGTAGATGGGTAAGCGCGATGTTGACCGTGGTTGTACCGACTGGCCGGGAAAAACCCTGGAAGAGAGCACAAATGTCAACGTCGATCTTATCACCCATAGCTCGTCCAAGCTGCCTAAGACGCGCGGCGTGAGCCGCAGGGATGTCAGACAGTTCCAGTACGTCAGTAATGGTTGCCATAATCCCAATCTCAGAGGAAGTCAAAGTAACCGAAGTGGTTGTCAGAGCGGTGTTAGCCAACTCCACACCCTCAGCCACCGCAGCCGCGGTGAACTTGTTCGCCTTCGGAATTTTGACCGCCTTAGACTCCTGACCCGCAAGGTCATAGAAGTCGAGCAGCGCAGGCGTGACAACTGTAGCCATAAGAGCGTCCTTCACTTCATCCGCGATAATCGCGGCGAGTTGAACGTCATCATACGTAGCCATAGTCGTCGGGTTTGTTGCAAAATCAGATGCCATTCGCTGTTACTCCTTTCTATGTTTTATTTGCGGGAACTATCGGAGAGTCAGTCATCACTTGGCGAAGGCTCGTAAGGGTTCCTCCCTCGGACCGCACTCTGGCCTGTCCTCAGGTTTCCACCTTCCGAGATCAATACACGGCCCTGGCTTAGAGCCTGTGATGCCGCTACGGGGTCGGTTGCTTGCAACTCCATCCAGTCTTGTCTCGTCAGGGTCTTTTCAAGTGAGGAGCCACCCCCACCTTCACCGGCCCTGGTTCCACTACGACCCAAACTGCCTAAAGTGTCCGTGCCATCGTCTGCATCACTGGTATCGTCAGTCCCTTCATCAGCGATTGAATCGCTCGCAGCGGGTTGCAAGTCCCACTCACCAGCGAATGCTGCCACAGCCTCAGCCGTGATCTCACCCTCTGGGTTGGTCGTCGCAAAAAGGTCGCCGTGCTTTGGGTTGTACCCCGCCCCACGGAACGCCTCCCTAGCATCTCGGACCCGAAGCTGTGAGTTCAGTTTCCCAATCTCTGTGTCCTTGTCCTTGATAGCCTTGTTCTGCGCTTCGATCCTCTCCCTCATTTCAGGGATTGTCTCTTCAGTCATTAACTTGTCTCCTTCGTCTTACACCAGGGTTTTGACGACTCTACATCTGGGTTACCTGGGGGAACCCAAAGACTTACGCTGAACAGCATATCAGCTTTGTCGATTCAATGCGGCCAAAGACTGTGCCTGAGGCACACCCTCTTCAGTAAAGCTAGTGAACGGCTTCGATCTCTTCTGTAGCGCAGCCTGTGCAGCCAGAGTCGCACGGTTCACATTCTCAAATAGACTGGCCTCGGAGATACCACTAGAGGGAGCCAAGCCCAAAGAAGCGTCGATCAAATCATCGGTGTTAAGCCCGAACTTGCTAGTGTCAATCTCTGTGCGCATACGCAGAAGCAACGTAGCCGCCTGCTGCATAGCCTGACTAGCCGTATCCAGAGTGAAGTTGCCCGCCAGAGCCGCCTGGATAGCATCGTCCGCAGCGAACACATCTCCCAGCCCAGCCTTGGTAGCTGCCTCCTGAATGGAGGAGGCTTCATAGGCATCGTAGAACTCCTGAGGAGCATTGCCCGACATGAAATCGAACCACTGTTGCTGAGTGGTAAGAGGAGCCATTCCCGATGCCGCCAAGATAGAGTTGAATGCGGTCAGCGCAGGAGCAAAGTCCTGCATTCTCTTGTAGGTCTTAAGCGCATCAGTAGAAGCTTCCAGCGACCACCCCTTGTCGATCAATGCGCCGACAGTGGCGGGGGTCATAGCCTGCCCCCCGTCAGTCATGGTCAGACCCAGAGATTGCACAGCCTGTGTCACCCCTGCCTCGTACTCCAAGAATCCAGAGATGGCGTTGGGCAGAGTCAGGTTGCCCTCCTTCATCAGCTTCTCAATAGAGGGGAACCGTGCCTTGAACTCGGGAAGCTTGGCGAACTGCTCAAACAGCCACTCGTTGCTCTTCCCTTCAGTCTGTGCGATGAACAACAGGTCACGAGCTTGGGTACTGTCCTGCATCCAAGATGGAAGCTGTCCGTTGTTGAGAGCCAGCGAGATGACCTTCTCATACTCCTGCTCAAAAGTTCCTCTCCCCTGCATCTCTGACACGTTGCCCGAGAAGATGTTGTTCTCGTTGGTCATGAAGTCGCGGAAGTTGATATTTGTGTAGCTGGTAGGCCGATGGTTTGTGCCAAAGAGAGAGTCCATCTGGTCTGGGTCAGCCTCAAAGACAAGCTGCTTGTCGGACCCAGGAAGCCCGTAGGTGACGTACCACTTACCCGCGCTCGGGTCGAAGTGCCAAGCCATCTCGTTTGAGGTGAGAATGGTTAGCTGAGTAGCAGGATCAGGCCCGCCCCCACCAACACCACCCCTAGCTGTGCCCTCCTCTGGCGGCGCATTACCAACAGTGGTAACTCCTCCGCCCGCATCTCTTGGCTCGTTGGCCTTAGCTTGCTGTCCAGAGTTGAACAGGTTCCGCCATGCCGTGTCAACAAGGTGAGCCATCTCACCTGCACCTGCCTGACCAGAAGCATAGTAGTTGTAGTCTCCCTGGAATCCCCCTGCTTGCTGAAGTCGATTGAAGAAATCTGCTCTAGCGTTGGGGTCAGAAGCATAGTTGAGGTTGTTAACTGCCGTCTGAATGGCGTGCTGATACTCAGCCTCAGTAGCTCGTCCTAGACGGTAGTAATTGGGATCACCAGAGATAAGACCAGACTGAACCAGCCATGTCCAAAATTCCATTAGCCTCTCAACACCTCCTTGATGCTCCGCATCCTACCCTCTAGACTCTGCATGAACTGAGAAGAGGTACGGAACTCGTTGCTCCGCTGTAGACGCTGCTCAAACGCCGCGGCATCAGCGCCAAACTGTGCTCCCCCGATAGCAGCTTCGTCCGCATTCGCTGGACGCAGCACAGCAGAGGCCATCGCCAGGTACCTTTGGATGTACTCGTCAGCCTTCTCATGCGCAGGCTTACTAACCATGATGGAAGCGAAGCGTGGATCTTTCTCAATGTAGTTCTGAGTGACAAAGGTGTCGTAGTCCAGCTTGGCCTCGGGGTTCGCCACCACAGCATCGACATACGCCTTCGCCATTGCCCTGGGATCTTTGCTGTCGGTGAGAAGGTAGGTGCGCCACAGGTCATCGGCTCGGGTAGCAAGCTGAGCGATGTCAAACTGATTACGGATGTCCTCCTCTGTAGGGCCGGTAGCACCGCTGCCACTTCCGCTGCGGCCTCTTCCGCTACCACTTCCATCATCACCGCTGCTTCCTGCCCACACATCAGCTAGCCCAGGAACCTTGCTGGAATACCACCAACGTCCGTAAGCAACCAGCCTCTCATACGCCTCCGCATTAGTCTCAGCCGACTGATCCGGTGGTGTCCTACCACTAACATTTCTGCGTTCTGCCATACCCGCGTCTGCGTAATACTTCAGGACATCGCGGTTAGCGTCCTTCCAGAACTGATTATTGTACCGCTCAAAGACCTGCTCAAAGAAGCCAGGGTTCTCTCCCATCTTCTTGGCTGCGGCCTTCATCTCAGCTACAAGCTGAGTATTGATGTTGGTGAATAGAGAGGTACCCCCTACTCGACCAGTTTCTCCTGTCTCTTGGTCGATGTAGCCGGTGTTCTCACTTCCATAGATGAAGCCTCGTTTCTTCTCAGCCGGTTCAGTGGTTTCGCCCTGACCAAATGGGTCAATAGCCATTTACTTCTGCGCTCCTGACGGTGTGAACCTGGGGTTCATTTCTTCCTCAAAGTAGAACGGCTCGTCGCCAATCCACAACCACGCCAGCATTCGACCGTAGCGGTCAGTGTGGTTCACGAAACGATCAGGGTCAGTCACCAAATAAATTCTATCACCGTTCTGCCTAGCCCGCTCAATAGCATCTCTCAGCCTCTTGCTATCTGCCTCAGCCGCATCAGGATCGTATCCATACTCGTCTGCGGACACACCCAAAAGACGCACAGCGTAGGGCGTGCGGTCGTGAACCTCGGACACGAGCAAGGTATCTCCGTCCACCACTGTATGCACGATAGGCACCCTAGTGGTAGGAGTCTTTTCTCCGTTCTCCTGAAATGGGGGCAGCGGCTCCGGTGGCACCCAATCCAGGGGGCCAAACACAGGCTGATAGGCTCCCTCCCAGATGGTATCCCAGGGGATAGTGCCATCATCCTTAGAGCCAGCAATGAAGCTGCCATACTCCTCAATTACCTTCTGACGAATCTGAGTGGGAATGCCCTGAGGAGCATCTGCATACTGCTCCATGAGATTCTGCACTCGCACATCCCACTCAATGAGTCCCTTCCGCCACTCAGGAGCATTGCTGGGGTTGTACTTGGCCTTGGTCAACTGCGCACTAGAGGAGTTACTGAAAGCCAGCCTCTCCTGAGTGAACTGATCCCACGACGGACGGTACCTGCCGTGCGCCAGAGTATCGTTCTGAGCCAGCTTGTCAGCCACCATCCTGTGAAACTGCTCACCTGTCATGTTGGGGGAGTAGTCCATGTCCATTAAGTCCACAATCCTTTGAGCATCCTCTGAAAGAGGAATCTCCTGAATATCGCTGAACTTCTGACTAGCCTGCTCATATCCAGGCCAGGTCTGACTCCAAGGCTTCATATCCTCTGGAACCCCCAGCGTCCTGCTCTCCCCCTCCTCAAACACATGACCCTGCTCGGATTCCATGATGTCAGCAATCAGTGGCTCAAGGGTGCTCCAATTCTCCCACACATGACGAGCATCCTTGGTACCAAATCTCTCACCAAGCTCTGCCTGAATGTTCTCAAAGAACTCAAGCCCCCCAGGACTAGCCTCAACAGCCTCCCACACAACATCGTTGATGTCCTGTGTCACGAAGGTGTATAGCTGCTTCACAGTGTTATCCCTGGCTTCCGCCACCTGTCCGATGATGAGCTTAGCTCGTTCCACAGGCTGAATGGGACGTACGAATCCATTGTTCACGTAGTAGTCATGGCGAAGCATGTCCGCGGGGGTGCCCCCGGTAGCATAGGGAAGCCCAGACCCAGGCACCGCTGCGTCCACCGCCTTGGGAGTCCAGTCCCAGGACGACACCATGTTGACCGCCAGAGAGGGGTGAGATGCAATCAGCAAGTCTCGCTCCCACCCAGACAGATCGAAAAAGCGGTTACGAATGTCAGCCGCGTACTGTCGCTTTCCCTCCTGGGTGTCCAGGCTCATCTCTGGCTCCACATCCAAGATGTCGGGGAACTCTCCTGCCGCGGTGATCCACACTTCCTGAAGCTCTGCGCCAGTGGCATCCCACTTGGTCTTGGCAGGGAACCCCCAGCGTCCCATAGTCTCCCCAAAGTGAGTGAGGGAAGCAGCCTGGTTAGCGTCAGAAACAATACCCATCACATACTGTTCCAGCAACTCAGGATCTTCGATAGCATCAAGCTCCGCAAGAACGTCGGGATCGGACAAGAGCACAGAGACTTCACGAGCACGACGAATCTCACGCCCGATGTCTCCCAATTCAGAGGTCACATTGAAGTAGGTCTTGCCTCCGAAATAGCCCTGAGCGTCCACCGCAGCAGAGAACATAGTAGCCATCGTGCCTCCACCAGCCACACGGGAGAGCATTCCACCAGACTGATACTCAAAGTAAGGGAGAGTTTCAGAGATGTTGTCCACCCACTTCCAGTACTCAATCGGCTCTTTCACCGGATCTGGCCCCAGCACATTCAGCACCATGTCCAAGAAAGCGAGTGGGATGAAGCCCAGCCCCGGCAGAGTGCTACCCAAAATGTCATCTCCCTCAGTAGGCAGGAAGAACATAGGCGAAAGGTCCGTGCTTGAGGAGCCGGGGAACAGCCCCTCTCCCATGTCACCCTCCTCGGGAATCCACCCACGGTTCACCTCAAAGTTGGTAGCAGCCATACGAGAGATCATGGCCCCGGTCTTGGGATTGAACGGAATGGCGTTAGCCAGCTTCGTCATGTTCAGGAAGTTGTCGTTGTTCAGATAGCCTCGGAGGATGGGTGTCTTAAGAATCTCTCGGCCCCAGAACCCCATCATGTCTGCGTAGGGCTTCCCGAAGGGAAAGGCCAGCTTGCTCTGTGCCCCTGCCCGTGAGGACATGTTCCACACATACAGGACATTCTCAATCTCCTTCTCCACGGTGCGCTCAATAACAGAGTGCACATAGGACTCGGGCACAAAGTCAGAGTCAGCCCAAACATGGGCCAGCGCCTCAGGAGTACCCATATCCACACTGGTCCGATACCCCGAGATATTCATTACGTCGTCAAGCATGGAATCGGGCACGATCTTCTTGCCTTGGGTGGCGTAGAACTGCCGCAGCCGCTTCATCTCGGTCTGCCTCACCATCTCAGCGATGAACCCACGCCTGTAATTAACGGGGTCCATGAAGAAGCGGTCGAAGAACGCCTCAGTGAAGTGACGCACAGGCCCGCCACCAATCTTCTGCGCACCCCGCACAGGAATGAAGTTGTCATAGATTGAGTCCGGCAGAGGCACCGGCTTACCCGTCGAGGTGATTTCGCGGGTGGCGGTTTGCCACGCGGTATGAAACTCCGTACCCTTGCCTGCCTTGTCCGCCTCGGAGGAGAGCACCTTCCACATGGTATTCCATCCCTCAAACACCTGATCCTTGGTAGGAGGAACGGCTCCCTTTTTGACGTTGATTGTCCTATCTCGCAGGCGGGCTGCATCGGCGCTGGTATCCCACCACTTACCAAACTCTTCCGGTCCCTCAAGATAGGCGCGGAATCCAGAGTCGTTCGTGAACTGCGTAGTCCACTGTTGGGCGTAGGTTCGGTACAAGGGATCAGCCACATCAATGTCCACGTAGCCGATACCATGCTGGTCGAAGAAGGTACGCTCGTCAGCACGCAGCTTGGCTCCCCAATCCTGCAAGCGACGAATACGCTCCTGTCCCTTGGCACTAAGAGAAGAGGCACCTACGGAGACAGCCTCTCTGCCAAGCGGATTCTTGCCCTTCAGAACTGCCATTGTGCGCGCCTCGGTAAACAGGATCTTGTCCTGCATGTACCGCTGTAAGGCGGGCATCCCGTAGAGATGGATGATACGCATAGCCTCGTCAATGGTGACCACCGCAGCAGTAGCGGGGCGCATCACCTTGTCAATCATCCACCAGTTTTGGATGGCGTGTCCGCTTTCCCTAATTCCGTTCCCAATCTTCCTCTGCGTCCACTTCATGTAGTTGGCTCCCCCCATCTCACGGGCCACAGCCAGGTCAATAGGTGACACGCCCATGTCGTAGTTGTCGGGGGCCGTAGTAGAAATCTTCTTGAGTTCTCTGTTCAGTTCCTTGGTGGTGATATCGTCAAGGTTGTCGAAGGACTCGGCTGTTTCGTCAGCAAAACCAGTGGTGGTACGTCCTGCTCCACGCTTGAGATCTGTTCCCTCGTTGATTCCCTTACGCAAAACATGACGGGGGATAGTTCCGTCCACCACGTAGGGCTTCCACTGTTTCATTGGAACCAGATACTTCTTGATATACTCCTCAATAGAGTCATCAATGATCTTGAAGATGTCCGTCTGGTCGGGTAGGGTAGCTCGGGTTTTGGCTCCCGCAGCACGCAGCGCCGCAGCCTCCTCCTGCAAGCTCTGAAGCTGTACCTGAAGGGTCTTTCTAGCCTCCATCATGTCCTTCATCACTTCGCGAGTAGCGTCGTCTTGGATGTCGGGCACAATGCCGACCTGCTCCTTGAGAGCTTCAATCTGATTATCCAGTTCGTTGAGGCGCTTGCCCTGGGTACGCAGCACGGTGGACTTGGAGGCCACTCCTCGCTGACGATCCACGATCTTGCTGAGCGCAGCGTTCAGCCCATCAGCATCATCTCCCCACATCCTCATCAGATAATCAATGCCGTCCTCGACAGCGTGGGACGACCGTGTGCTAAAGACGCGGTTCAGGTTGCGCGGAGTGAGGTATCTGGTGACGTAGTTCACGTAGTCGTTGTCCGTCATTCCGGTCACACGCTTGACGACGCTCTGGAACCCACGGGCGATGGCTGAGTACCCCATGTCCTCCAACCTGCCATTGCGAAGCAACTGGCCCTGGTAGATCTTCTCAATCTGAGCCGAAAGCTCAGTCTCCCCGAACAAGCGAGAATCATCCAGCAGGGTGGCAGGCTTTACCGGACCTGTGGGCAGATCGTCTGGGATGCGTGCAGCGCCCCCCCAGACCTCATCAATCTTAGAGGCACCCTCATCCAAGAACGACTTGCCCTCAAGACGAGTACCAACTTCACGACGCGTGAACTTAGCGGCATCCTCCGTGAAACTAATCATTCCCTTGCCCTTGGCTCCGGTCCCGGTAGCTCGGTCCAACAGACGAGGAAGGAAGCTGTCTCCCGCATCTTCCGCCACCTTAAGTGCCTGACTCATCACACCCTGGCCCCTGTATGCATTGTCCACAGCCATCACATAGCCGTCATACCCAGCAATAAGTCGCTGCTGATTCGCCACATACCACATCTTCTTGTGACCGCCCCCCAGCACCGCTGCGGTGTTACTAGCACGGGCAGCGGAGTACACACCAAACTCCTCCCCATTGATGGTGATACTCCCCAATTGGGTGTCAATCGAAGGCACAGCAGTTTCCTGCCAGCTTCTCAGAGAGGCTTCTACGGTTGAGGTTCCCAGATAATCGGTGGTAGGCTCAAGCTCCTGAACCTGACGCATCTTGGCTACCTCGTCGGGGGTGTACCCAGGCACCGCATCGTCCAGATACCTGACCTGCGTGGGCACCACGTTCCAGTTGTTGTTCACCGCAGCCACCAGTGCGGGCAGATCAGCGTCAGCAACCCGCACAGCACCAGAAGTGCCCACCTCAACAGTGATGGGACGATTAAACCCTCCCCTGCTGTTGATGGCCTTGGTAGCAGCCTTAGGGTCAACAGTGTGTTGGGCAGGGATCAGCCCCGCAAGCTGCTCTGTCAACACCTCGTCAGCCTGGGGAAATGCCTTGCGCCACAGATCATCGCCACGAGAGAACACAGGCTTGACCACATCGGCCAGCCCCAAAAGCTGAGACATTCCAATGTTGTCCAAGCCCGACATAGTGACCAGAGAGGAGAGGGAGCGCCCAGGACTCATCATCACCTTGGCAATCTCGGTGCGCTTCGCTACCTGCTCTGCGCTCCTCAGAATCTTCATGGCTCCGGTCTGTGTGCGAGCAACACCGCGGCCAGCAGCAGAGGCAGCGCCCCCACCGAACATGTAGGTAGTGGGATCGAACAGAGTCATCATCCCAAAGTCGAAGGCGATACCTAGTGCAGTACCCTCCCAGCCCATGAACTTGGCGGGGGAGTGCTCGTACTTCTTGATCTCATCGAAGTAGGAATTGAAACCATCTCCAAGCGGACCAGTGGGACCAAACAGCAGCAAGGTTCCCACAGCCAGGTCACCAGTGAAGTTGCCCCACGCCGCCAGCCCGTCGAGAAGCTTGTCTTTGTCAGAGAACTCAGTCTCTTGCAGGGTGCGTACACTCTCTCTCAAATCCTCGTCGTAGTCAGTGGAGTACTGAGCAAGCTGCTCCTGAATCTCAGGATCATCCTGACGGTCAGAGATGAATAGGCCCATAGCCTGCACCTCGTTGCCATTGGCAATGTCAATCCAAAACTCCTTCTCGGACTGTCCCATCTCATTCCACATCTGCTCAGAGTCGTTCCAGACCTGCTGATAGGCGTACTCCTTGCTGTAACCAGTAGCAGCCTGAACCTCTGCCATGTCTCTCTGACGCTGCTCTTCCAGCGTGGCCTCCCGCCATTGCATGATGTCGCCAATGAGGTTGTAGTTTCCTCGCTCGTGAGAGTCCTGTGCCATTCCCAACACCGGAGCCGCAACCGAGAACATCGTGTCCATAGAGAACCCGACAATCTCGGTGCCCGTCATACCCTTGCCCATACCGATCCAGCCAACCGGCCCCATGAACAGGGGAGCCACACGATTCAGATGCGTCCAGAAAGTATCCTCCACCGCTGGGGCAGGCTCGTAAAACTCCTTCTCCACTCTGGATCGAATCAGATCCTTCTCAGCAGCGGAGAGCTTGACATCTGGGAAATCAGCAGTTGACCACAGTTGTCGCTGTGGTGCCTCCCGCTCAGTAACCCGCTTATCCACCTCAGCATCAATAGCCCTGCGCACCGCCTGGTCTTGAGCCTCCGATGCCCAGGCGTAATACAAGTCCTGAGCCACATCCTCAGACATGGTGTTCCTGAAGAACTCAAGATCGTTCTTGTCAAACTGAAGGAAGAACTGAACAGGGATCTCTCCCTTGTGCTTGATCCAGGCATCCTCCCACAGCGGAACATACTCGTCCTTGAACTCGTGGTACTTCTGGCTTCTGTCAATAGCGGTCTGTCGGTACTTGGTAGCCGAGGCATCAGGTGCGCCAGCACTCCAAAAGTTCTCATAGGCACGACGCATCAGCGCGGGGTTTTCAAGGCGCGCCATGCGTAGATGCTCGTTCTGAGCATCCATCCAATGAAGTTGTTCTTTACGCTGTTGAGTTTCTGGGGTGACGGGGGGCTTCTTGATGGTGCCCGTGCCACCACCGCCACCAGCGATGTTAGCCACTATCTACTCCCCGATACATTCGTTTGAGTCTAGCTGCGGCCAGCCTCCGAAGTGTCGGGGATGTGCTTTGGGTGGCGAGCATCTTGAGCTTGTGTCCAAGGTCGTTGTCCGTAGGACTAGAAGGTAGTTGTCCCGCAGGCCCATTTCCAGGCCCAACACTCATCCCAGAGGTGAGTGGCCCGCTTCCCGTCTTGATCCTTCCCGCCAGCATATCCGACAGGGGGTTACCAATATCGGGCATGGTGGTAGTAGGAGAAGGGGCGGGGGAGGGCGCAGCACCACCACCCACCGTAGGCGCACCCCCGCCCACCGCCTTCAAGCCTGATTCAAGCTTCTTGCGATCTCCGTAAGCAGTACTGCCTGGTGTAATAGCGCCAGCAGGAATAGTCATTAGCTAACCATCCTTGCATCCTGCCCCAACATCTGACCCATCGGAGGCAGACCCAACCCAGCAGCAGCAGGAGCCTGCTCAGCCTGACCAGGGATACCTCCCCGCGCCATAGACTCAGCCCCCTGTAGAGCCGCCAACCCAGGGTCACCACCTTCAGGTGCGCCAGGAGGAGGCTCAGGATTCTGCATCGCCTCAATCAACTCAGCCACTACCTCGTCAATGTTCACTGTGTCGTTCTTCATCAACTCCAAAGCCTTCGCCGCCAGCGTGGGATCTCCCATCTGAGCCTGAGCCAAGATGCCCTGAATGAAGGAGTCATGTAGAGCCTGCCTGAACACCTTGATTTCCTCAGAGTCAGGATCAGGCATGAACGGAAGCTGTTGTCTAGCTGTCTCCCTAGAGATAAGACTGTTTGCCAGGTGCATGTTGATACGAACCTCAATGTTGGCTGGATCAGAACCAGCCCCGATACCGTAGGTAGCAACAGCGGTCCAGTTACCATTCACATGCTCAGAGGGTCTGTACGCCTCGGCCTTGCTGCTATCGGCTGTGCCACCAGTAATCATCTTCTTGCCGTCACAGAACTTCTCATCGAAGGCCAGAAGGAAACCACTCAGCTTCCCTACAGCAATCTCAAACTGTCGGTGGGCCACAGCCAGTCGTGCGTCTAGGGCACCCATGCTGGCACCGATCCCTCGGGCCGACACGATGGAGGCTCCTGGGTCGCCGGTTAGCTGCTGTGGGTAGACCGCAGCCTTGCTTGCCTCTTCGCCCAAGCGGGCGATAAGGTCTTTGACATCGAAGTGGGCCGTGGGGCCAATGGCGTCAACCCTACCCTCTCCTGATCTCAGCCTGATATTGGCCCCAGGCCCGAAGTCCTCTGGGTTAACCGCGTCGAACGACACGATGGTGGGGAACGAGTGTTGTTCCGTGGAGAAGATGGTAAGCAGCATCAACCGCTGCATGGTGCGGAGGATGTGGATGGCCTGATCGAACACACCCCGACGCTGACCGTCGAAGGTGGGTAGCTGAATCTCGTGAGCGGGCACAAAGCCTAAGTCCCACTCATGGTCTACAAGCACTACGTTGCGTTGTTTCTTCCGCCCGTCCCTGCCGGTATCCACCAGCATGTGCTTGACACGGGTGCCAGTGTACCAGAACCACTCCTCCACATCCTCGTCCCTAGACTTCTCAAACACACCCAGGAAGTCGGGCCACTCAGCAGCAAGCTCCCCCTTGTCGATCTTGCGAGCGATGTGAAGCTCGGTGATGTCACCACGGGAGTTCTTGATGGGGAAGGTATGGCGCGGGTCGAACCGAACGACATAGGGGTTCCGCTTGGAGCGGTCAGTCTCATCGAAGTTGGCCCACACTCCCAGCACAGACGAACCAGCGCCAGAGTAATCACCCCAAGCCAAAGACAAAAGTTCCGACATGTTGGATGCCTCTAGAAGCTGGCGAATGCGCCTCTCTCGTTTGCGGGCTGCGGGCTTCTCTGTACGCCGGTCTGCATCGGTGTTGACGGGGCATTTCACAGACGGAAGTACTGCCCCGCCAACAGCCATCCAATGCGCAACACCTAGCTCCGCTGTGTTAGCCACAGCAGGAGCCTCAGCCGTTTGGCTAAGGTCGGGCCACTCGACAAACCAGTTGCCGGTAACAACATTCGTAATGGTATTTACTCGGTCCTTGTGAGCACGATGCTTGTCCATCAACCAATCATGCTTGTCCCGTTCGCCGCCAATGTAGGTGTACGCGGGTTGGGCCGAGTCAACCGCTCGGGGGCCAGGTTCGTTAACCATCAAAAAGAATCATAACCGATTCTATCTGGTTCTGCGACGAATGATTCCCGGTACTCCACGTAGTCGTTGCTGCTCTTCCAGTGGTGGAGGCATAGAGAAGTCCATGACAGCATTGGTATTGGCTACCCACAACGCCATCACACAGTCTTGAATATCTGACCAGGGGAAAACCAATAGATCTTCGATCAGTGGTTCCAATCTAGAGCGGTCGTCTACCCCCGCATTAGGGAAGGCAATCAGACCAGCCCCGAACAGTGGAGCCAAAGCAGAAATGCCGTACTCCTCGTCCCACTTACCGCGTCGTCCTGTTGAGTTGGTGTGGTGATCTACCAGTTGTGTGCCCGCCGCCTCAGCCCGCGCCAGCAGAGTCTCGTCGCCCAGCAGGGTCTTGGCGAAGTTGGTTTCAATCACTGTAAGATCCACAGGATGATTCATCGCTTTGTACTTCTCCCAAAAGTGGTAGAGCAATTCTTGACGAACTCCGGTAGCTCCCAGCGCCCGCCCCACAAAAATGTCAACAACGTGACGCACCCTGGTCGTCGGGTCCACAGCCAGCAAGATAGACGCAGCCCTGCCCGTGGTAGCAGGGTCCACACCCAGGATTAGCCTCTCATGCGGGTAGACCTTGCCCATAGGACGGCCCTCCCCCAACTCAAACGCCTTGTCGATGTGTGCCTGCAAGAAGATGTTGGAGTCCTCCTCCACATCCTCCTGTTGGTACACCAAGCGCCAGCGATCAGGTCGCTTGGACAGGATGGAAGAGCGGATGTCCCGCATCCCCATCTGGTGCCCTACAGCTACCTGCTCTCCGTCTAGCTCCTGCATGATGTCGTAGCCCTCCAGGGTCCAGTACTCAGGCCAGGTGACCTCCTCTTGTTCGGTGTACTCGTTCTGGATAGCCGGGATGATGACGCTGCGGAACAGGCGGTGGTCACGCCACGCCTTCTTCCACTGTCCGTACAAGTCCTGGGGCAACAGACGAGTGCCATTCACAACGGTCTGCCCTCTCTGCGCACGGGAACGAGCTTCGGAGTCGAACCAGTTGTCGATGCGCTCCCTGGTTGTCTCACTGATCTGATTGTCCTGCACCAGTGCGTCATCAAGGATCAGGTAGTCAAGCCGGGAGCCGTAGATCTGCTTGCCGATACCAAGCGCCTGCACAGTGGGGTCACGCTCGCCAGAGCGTCGGTGCTTAATCATGATCTGATCCTGGGACCAGTCCATCTCGCCGTGGGCGGGCTTGAAACCGTTGAAATCTTCGATGAGGTTACGAGGCGAGTTGTCGTACAGATGCTCCTCGGTCATGTACCTCTTGATACGGGTGAGAAGGTCTTGAGCCTTGGTCAAGTTCTTAGTGACCAGGGCGATACGAGCGTCAGGGTTTTGCCCGATACGATACAGCGCGTACCACAGGGAGATGAGCGTAGACTTCCCTGACTCGGGATGTCCAAGAACAAGAACCAGCTTGGCAAGCTGATCCTCTAGGGCCGCGGCAATCTCAATCTGATGCTTCGCCAAGGTAAAGCCTGCGTAGAGTTCACAGAACTCAAACAGGTTCATCTTGGATAGGTCAGGGTACGACCACAGGGTCGCTTCCCCCGACACAATGGCTAGTGCCTCACGTTCCCAATCGGCATCACGCTTACGAGTAGCAGCCCACCACTTGTAGGTGAGTCCTAGCCTCTCCGCTGCCTGTGAGAAATTGTAGCCATGACGAAGAAGAACAAGGAAGTTCTCCTTCGCCCATTCCGATCTGGCGCTAGTGCCCTTGCCCCCAGGCGCTTTAGGAATGTAGACATCAGGTAAAGAATGGCCCTTGCTGGGGGTCCAGAGTGTTGTTGTCACCGCCTCTTTTTTCTGTTACTTCCACTACCTGTACGAACGATAGGATTCATGGCATGGCCCTTGGGAAAGGGATTCTTCTGCTTCTTACTCTGTGCTTCCATGTAGTTCTTCCTTGGAGTAGAACTCATGCTCGGATGCCCCTTCTGAGGCTTTGACTTTTTTGGCTTTACTCCACGGCGATCAATAACTCTACCGGGACCAGTAGCGTCCCTGGTGAACTTGACCACCTAACTCCACCGCTTACCTTTGGTAGCCCTGCCACCACCACCACTACGCTTCTTCATAGGCTTCTTCTTCTTGGAATCAGAAGAATCCTTCTTCCTCTTGGTCTTGACGTAGCTCATGGGCTTACCACTCTTACTAATCGGCATCAATACTCCTTTCAATCACAACGTCAGCTTGGTAGCCATGACCATTGTGGTAGAGCGAAGCATAGTCGATCCGAACGATCAAGTTCTTGAACTGTGCGTACCCGTGCGTTAGCCAGCGACGGGGAAGGGTGAGGCCAACCAGCCCCCCACCGCTCTCTCTGGGTACTGAGAGCCACACCCACCTTCGGTTGTGGCCCATGACCGTTGCCTCAACGGATCGGACACGATCCTCCTTCACAGTCTGAGTCGAGGATGACGCTTTCGCCGCCATGAATCTCCACCTTCCTTTCCATGTTCAGGTCGGCAAGCCGACGTTCGTACTCTGGGATGCTGATAGCTTCAAGCGGAGCCTGGTCAAAACCGTGTCCCACTCTAGGCAGGAAGGACACAGACTTGAATTTGTCCCAATTCGCGGCCAGGTATTCCCGAATTGCTGGAACATCCCCTGGCTCGTAGTAGACGGTAATAGAAACGGCATTGTCCGCCCAGACTGTCTGAAGATACTCCTGCATTTTGAGCATCGCCTTCCAGTCGGTGTGGTAGGCAGCGGGCGTTCCATAGGGAAACTCACAGGGGAACTCAACTACGACTGTTCCTTCATCTTCCGTTCCATCGAACCGTCGCTGAAACTCCCAGGGATATCCCCGTGCTCGTACGTACTCAAAGGTGGGGTCATTTGCTGCGATTCTGACTCTCCGAATGTGGAAGCGAGAAAACGCCGGATGCGCCCCAGGCGTAACACCAGCAAGGAGACTCTTTGTGCCTGATGGCTGCACAGTGGTGAGTCGGGTAGATTCAGGAAATCCCTGTCGTAGCGAATATGTTCGATCAAACTCTCTAAGACGTTGATAGAGTCGATCAAGCCATCCAAGCTGCTGTCCAGAAGCTTGCCATACGCCCGTGACGGATAATCCGAGTCGCATGTTGGTGTGTGTAATTCGCTCAGAGGCACTGTCAAGGAAGGGTAAAGCTGCGATGTGTTTTTGGAGGCGGTAGAGGAGGAAGGCTGCATCTTCTAATTGTCCATAGTCCCTAAAGTGAGGGAGAACGAGTTCAGCAAGGTTGCAAGATTCTCGATTACCAAGTGGGATCTCCCCACATGGATTGAATCCTTCGATAGAATGATCGGGATATCTCTCCCCAAGGCG